TCATCTAAAGCGTCTTCCAAGTCAACTACTCTGTCTTCAACATCGCCTTCTGCGTCTTTGTCAGCGTCCATGTCTGCTGGCATTTCTTCGCCGTGGTCCGCATCCATTTCACCTTCTTCTTCGCTTGAGATGTCTTTAACCAATTCGTCAGTTGCGTCGCCGCCTACTTCTTCGATTGATTCTTCTTCAGTAGTTTCTGATTCTGTTGCTTCGTCTTCGATTTCAACAACTTCGTCTACTTGCTCGTCTTTAGACTCTTCTGAAGCCTCTTCAACTGCTTCATCTTTAGATTCTTCTGTAGTTTCTTCTACTTTCTCGTCAGATGCTTCAGTTTCTTTAACTTCTTCGTCTTTTGATTCAGCAGTTACTTCTTCGTCTGCTAAGTTCTCGTAGATATCTCTAGATTTTTCAACTACGATTTCGTGGAATAAAGCCTCTGCTTTATCGTTTTCTTCGTTTATTAGCAACTCTAATAAACTCTCAAATTTATTATTTGACATTTTACACGTGCTCCTTTGTATTAGGTCGATTTGTACTTATAAGTGTTTGTATTTACTGTAAAGCGGTAGAAACGGTGCTGTAACTGGTGAGAAAAGGCGTATTTTGGCTAGATTTTTATCTGCAAGTCAAATTTTGCTAGAAATTGCTCTGTTGTGGGGTGATCTATGTTGCCCTTCCACTCTAGATCTTTGGGTTGGAACCAGCCTTTGGGTATCACACGATGGAACTGCACGTCCTTATAGTCCTCTAAGCAACGCTTGGTCTGGTTCATCCAGTTGCCGTAGAAAGTGGCCTCGTCACTACGCTTCTTGTAGTTGCGGGTGTCACCAAAAACATTGTTGAGTTTGTATCTGTTGTTCTTGCTGTCTTCCTTGTGCCCTTGGTAATCAAAACCCAGTATGTATATGTCTTTGAATCCGTGATCGCAGGCTAGTTTAAGTGCTGTTGGTCCACTGCTCCATCCCAGACTGGGTTTGCTCCAGGTCACGTGGTCCAGCAGTTTCTTATGTTTCTCGTATTGATTGTTGTAGTTGGAGTACACTTTATTATGTGCAACATAATCAGTCTCCGCTATCTCTATCATCATTTTGGGGTCGACCGCCACCAACCAATGTGGTTGATGTGTCCGGTACACGGCATTGCAGGCGTACACCGTTCCTTTTTCCTTGAGATCGTTGATATCTATGCCCCTACGGGACTCACCGTTACCCAGTACGAATGCTGTTTGTGACATTATAACTCTAAGTTATCGTCTTGGGCAGGCTGTCCGTACATCTTTTGGACGAATACTGCTTCTTCCTTCTGTTGTGCATCGTGTGCCTCTGATGCCAACCTCATAGAGTTGATCTGTTTGAGTGTTAATCTCGTTTTCCTTGTGTCTTCTGAATCTAGGATTGAAATATCGTTCTCAGGCTCGTATGTCTTGTCCTGTTCAAAGCCATCTGCGCCGTATGTGAAGAATTCATTCAGTTTCATAACGGTATTTAATCCTTATACTTGGCCTCCACCACCTGTGCCACCTGGGGTTTGTCCACCTGGGGTCTGTCCTGGGCCACCTGGCTGTGGTGATCCTGGTTCTGGTGCTTCTGGATCCGCTGTTGGTTCCTCGAATTGATCTAGGTCTGAACTGATTCCTGACTGTGTCACACCGCCGCCCCTCAATTCATTTGATTTGCTCTGTTTCTTCTGTGGCACGTTGTTCTCTTCCGCCCATAGTTCAGCGTTCCTCGCCATTTCTTCCTCAGAAAGTCCGAGATATCTTTTCAGTGCGAATCTCTTACTCATGTAAGGCAGATCTGCCACTGCTGTGAATGTGTTCACTCTGCTTTGATCCATTTCTGTCTGTCTGTACTGTGCGAAGTTCTGTGGTGGGTTCAGTTTTATCTCGAACATTCCATTGTCTATGTTGTAGCCTTTTGATTTGATCCATAGTTTGAATTCCGAATCAAAAGTTTCCGCCAACATTGATTGTAATCTAGCACAATACTTGTTGAATCTTAATTCTTGTATGTAGGCAGTTCCGACCCTACCGTCATTGTACTGTTGTCCGCCGTCTTCTGCACCTGTTGGTAGATAAGAACTTGGAATTCTCAATCCCCTGAACAGTTTGTTGGTGAAGAATCTCAAGTCATCGATCTCACCTAGGTTGGTACCACCTGGCAGTGTGTCAACTTTAGATCCTCTACCTTCCGCTGTCTGTGGGAAGAAGTAATCTTCGTTTATACTCATCGGATTGTATGTTGCATCTATGAAGTTTGCTCCACCCGATGCACTCGGAATTCTTCTCTGGTTGATCTCATTTTTTACTCTCTCAACGAACTGCATCGCCAAGTGTGTGGGCATGTTACCCACGTCTATGTAGAACACTCTTCTCTCAGGTGCTCTCTGTACCCTGTAGATTATGATCGCGTCTTCTAATAATTCTTTCTGTTTGTAAACTTTGAATACTTGTTCCAACACTGACTGTCCAAATGGGAATAGGTTGTCTAAACCATCTGACATTGACATGTGGATCACGTGTTCAGCGTTGATGTTGTACGCATTCATGGTCTTGTAGAATCTTCCACCTGCGTTTCCACCTGCGAAGCCTGACATGTTGTTTGTGGCACCTGCATTGGCATAACTTGAACCATACGCCGCAGTACCGCCACCAGTTGTTCCGCCTCCACCGTAAGTTTGGTTGGGTGTGATCTGTGTTGCACTCAATCTCTGTAGGTTTGGATTGATGTCCCTGATCACATACTGTTCAGGTTTCTTGCCCTCTGATTCATTGACAACGATCCTGTCAACTTTGGCGTTGTCGATGTACAACCATTTGTTTGTTTCTGGATCTCTCACGAAGAAACAGTCTCCGTATTTTAATGCGTTCCTGAATATTCTGAAAATTCTCTTGTTGAACTTGTTACTCTTGGTCCATTGTTGGAGTGCCTTCTTGAGAAGTTTAACTTCGTGTTCTGTGGTCTCGTCCTTGAACACAAGATCAAACGGTGTCTCGTTCTCTGTGTTCCTCTGTGTTGAGAATTCTGCCAGGATGTCCAATGCCGCGTTGATCTCAGAGTCTGAATCCATTTGGTCATACTGGAAGTATCTCTGTATCCTGTTTGGGTGTCCTGTGTAAACATCTGGCAAGTAAGAACTGTAGTTCCTCTTGGCGAAGTTGGGCACCTTTTCTCCTGATATGGGAGACATGTTTGCGTCTTTAAAATATTTTTTCCAAGCCATACTTTATTATACTAGACTTCCGCCCATGTTTGCAAGATTATTCTTAGTGTCTTTGGTATTTTTTTCTGTCATCGAACCTATCATTACAAGCGTATTTAAGTGTTGAGCCACCTTTTTGTTCAAATCTATCAGTTCCGTGGTGTTGGCGTTCAGGGTCGTCATGTCCATAGCCGTGGTATTGTTGGTGATTGTGTCACCCGCCGTGGTGTTTGTGTTCGTTGTGGTTGCCCCGACCTCTGCCAGTAGATTAGCCAGTTGTCCTATGTCGTTCTTGGGGACCACCGCCTCCATGCCGTGTAGCATGGCAGGTGTGCCCTCACCAAAGTTCCTGAATCCGTTTGTTCCTTTGTTGAAATCTAAAGACATTTCTGACGCCGCGAAGTCGCTTATGATGGATCCACCATCCGGTGAAGTGAACATGCTGGCGGATGAATCTTTGAATGGTTTAGGTTCTTTGACCTCTTGGCCCATTATCGCCCTGCCAAAATTTGTAATGGCAGGTGTAAGTTTCTCTTTCATTACATCTGTAAGTTTCTGGAACTGTGTTCTTAATCCCCCACCCACATCAACCAATGCCTCACTGTTGTATATAAATGGTTCTAATACCTTGAATCTCGTGGTCTCGAAAGCAGATTTCAAACGATCTGTCTCGGTACGCAGTGCAACCAGTTCAACGATGTTGTCGCCCCTGGCCGCTTTCTCACGTTCCACTATCTCTGGATCCACAACATTTCCTATCGCGGCCGCCACTGCATTCAATGCCTCACCAAATCCCCCACCGGCAAGTGC